CTCATCCCAAGAGGCTTAAAGGCCCCTAATCCTCAAGCTGTTGCTTAAGGGCTATGGTGATCAGCCATAGCTCGTCCAGCGCACGTTTGGTCTCCGCTTTGCGTCTCTGGGGGTGATCCCCTCGGAGGCATCCTTCAACCCGTACGTGCGGCAAACTAAACGAACATCAGGTCGCCAATGTATCCAGGGGATTGGCTGTAGCCCCTGGCTGACGGTTCTGATTTCGCCCATGCCACCCCGGTATCTCACGACCCACCGTGTAGGCGAATCGTGAATGACAGCATCACCGAGATGCTCCGGTCCCCGACACCGTCTGAGTTCTGGTGGTAAACCAGAAACGAAACGATGCCAAGGACCAAGATGGCTACGGCCTGTGAAGGCCTTAAGCTTCTCAAGAGCACCTCGACTGCTGTTTGCCAACGGGATGGATTTCCACGGATCGTCATCTGGAAGGTCTTTCACAAAGATCGGACGGACGTCGACTCCTTGGAAGAAGTCGGCGCCGCAACTCTCTCGGAAAGGATTGTCCCCCCAAAACGACTTCTCCAGGTTAACGGAGAAACCGCAGAAATTCAAAACGGCGGTAAAGCCAACGCACTCATCATCCGGGAGGATGATGTCGTCACCAAAGACGAAAAGTGACGTTCCAAGGCGGGTCGGAACCCGTGCTTTACCCTTGAGGTGGGTGTAACCAAACTCATCTCGTTCACATATCGACGGAGTCCTCAGCGGATCGCTCGGGCGTACTTTCTCAAGGTACGTTTCTGCGAGAGCCGCAAAGAGGATGGTCTCCAATTCGAAAGTGAAGCCGTTGCCCATGCTCGAGAACTTCTCGAGCTTGCACCAGCCAGAGCTCCTCTTCTGATCACCCAACTTGTGAGCTGGGAGAAGGGTCTCTTTGGATCTCAGGGCGTCTAAGCCCTGAAACCAGGCCGGCGGTAAGCAGAGCCTGACAAGCTCAGTGCTTACGGTGTCGCTTGCGTTTGAGAGGTCGATCGTGCAGAACTGCTTGCTGATCGACGCTTCCTTCGCCATGAAGCGATGGATTTCCTGCGCGTGGTTAAGGTCCCACCCCGTGGACGCCCGAAGGCGCTCACGAATGGCGTTACCCATCGCCAGCTGATAGAAGATGTTGATCGATGGTTCGATCGCGATTGCTCTATCAATAAGAGCCGTCTTTGGCGCCGTTGTGAAACGGTTGCCGCGAACGACCTTAGCAGCTCTCCGAGAGGAGCGGCAGGATGCCGCCCAGGCTGTTCCCATCCAATCAAGGAGGAACCAGCCAACATCTCGTGTCAGAGTTGGACTTCCGGACATCTTATCGGCCAAGGTTGTCAGCCGCCCCTTGTCGGAAAACGTGGCTCCGGGCCCGTGCCGGGTGGATAGGGAATCCAACCCAGGAGGTGCATGCCCGATCCAACTAGCGATCTTCTTTCGCACATTCGAGAAGAACTCGAGGAGTGCCTCGGAATCGGCCGGCGTCGTGAGACGACCGGACCGAAGGGCCGAGAGACGCTCGTTGGACTTGTAACAAGCCGCTTCGCCTTCATACCACTTCCTGATCGTCGGCGCGAGCCGATCGATGCCGGGAATGTCGACCTTCACCTTACGGCAAAGGGCGGAGGTCTGAGCCTCGGTGAAGAAGGCTTGCGGTGTCGCAAAGAGTCGTGGGTTAGGTGCGGGGATCCGCGCCACCCATTCCCAGTCACCTGCCGCCAGTTTCCTGGCAGCTTCTAGCGAAAGGGAAGTTCCTAGCTCGCGGTAGATACCGACGAGCAGATCCCTCTGATTGAGTAGATCCACGTCAGAGGCTCCTTGGTCAGGTCGGCGAGTACCCGGACTTCATCGCATCCTTGATCAACGCAGCGGCCAGGAGGTTCATCCCCTGGCTGATGCTTTCGTTGATCTCGGTCGCGGGAAGCCCTTGCGGGATCGTCGCCATGCCGCTGATCACCACCTCGCCGGCCGACGTGTAGAGCGTTGTGGTCGTGTTCTGGACCGCGTACGGACGGACGTACTTGTACGACGCCTGCCGCGCAGTCTTCGAACCGTTCCACTTCGTCCACAGCGACAGCAGCGCACGCAGCCCCACAGGAAGGGCAGCGGGTGCACCGGTGTCCTGACGCCAGACTGCGGGATTGTTGTCCCCAGAGCTGGCGGTTTGGACATCGTACACGATGTCGGTGGTGCCGTCGTTCTTTTTGACGGTGATGTTGGCCATCGAGGCATGATTTTCCTTTAACGGA